TTCGGTGTGTGGCGTCAGTATGATGGTGTTCGGGAAATCCAAACGCTGACAGTCACAACTGCATCGACAACGACTGAGAACATCACGATCACGCTCGACGGAACGGCTGTCTCTACTGTGGCCGTGACAAACAGCGGGAGTACGACGCAGACTGCCAACGAGATTGCAGCCCACGACTATAGCCAAGTCGCTGATGTGGGGTGGAGAGCCTACGCAGAAGGCAGCACCGTTGTGTTTATCTGCGAGCAGACCAGCCCCCGCCCCGGATCGTTCACACTGTCAGGTGCGACCACGGCTGTAGGCACCTTTGCTCAAACTGCTGCTGGTGCTGCGCCAACTGTCAGTGCTGGGAACGGCAACTATGTCACGCAGTCTAACTTCAACCATGACACGCTGGACGGTAACGGGCCTAGTGGCCTTACTGTTGACTTCACCAAAGGTAACGTGTTCCAGATTGACTTCCAGTATCTCGGCTTCGGATCAATCAAGTTCTACATTGAGAACCCCGATAACGGGCGGTTCATCCTATTCCACGACTTCCATTATGCGAACAGTCACACCATACCCAACCTTGGAAACCCTTCACTCGTATTCAGTCTGTCTGCTTATAATTTCTCAGGGCCAACATTCGGGGTGACGACAAAGAGTGCATCAGCGGCGCTATTTACTCAGGGCAAGCGTGTAGATCCCATTATCCGTTATGGAGACAGTGAAGAACAGACGAGTGTTTCTACGGGTGCGCTTGTGCCAATCATGTCTATCCGACCTAAACAGGTCTATGGCGGGGAGCTGAACCTTTCGGAAGCAATAGTCGAGGACATATCTGTCGCGTTTGAAGGCACGAAGCTGAACAATATTGAGATCATCATTGACGGTGACTTGAGTGATGATGCCGACTTCCAGCCTATCGGCGGAGATAGCATGATGCTGGTGGACAAGGGCGCAACGTCTATCTCTGGGGGCTTTCTGAAGACAGCAAGAATAGTCGGTAAGACCGGGGCCAGTGCGAAAGGGCGAAACGATCTTGGCGAGTTCTATATCAACCGACAGAGAACCGTGACAGTGGCAGTCAGAACAGGCGCAAACAACACAGACGTTCGGGAGTCTATCGTCTGGGCCGAGGATATTTAGGTCAGGAAAGATTAATGGAAGCAAAGAAATATTTAGCCCGATTAGAATCCCTCGAGGGGGATCGACGCAACTGGGAATACCACTGGCAAGAGATTGCAGAAGTCATGTTTCCTAAGCGGTCGGACTTTGTCACCAGCACGGTGCGGGGCGAGCGGAAGAACACTAAGGTTGTTGACTCCCCCGGGGTAATCGCCAATGAGCTTTTGGCTTCTGGCCTACACGGGATGCTCACCAACCCAGCTTCCAAGTGGTTTAAGCTGACGCTCGATAACACCGCATTCATGCAAGACAAGGGCGTTTTGGAGTGGCTTGAAGAGGCAGAGCGTCGGATCTACATGGCGCTTAACTCACCAAAGGCCTCGTTTGCTTCTCACATGCATGAGCTTTACTTGGATGTAGGTGCATTCGGTACGGCCGTTATGTTCATCGGTGAAGACGAGGATGATGGTGAGTTGATGTTCTCCACCAAGCATTTGAAAGAATGTTTCTTGGCGGAGGACAAAAACGGTTTCATTGACACGATCTATCGTAGGTTTGAGTATACTGCTCGCCAGATCGTCCAGCGTTGGGGAGAAGAGAACGCCGGCAAGGACGTGATGAAATGCTATAATGAGGGGAAATACGATGAACTCTTTGATGTCATCCATTGCGTCCAGCCTAGAAAGGACCGTGACCCATCTAGAATTGACCGTGAGAATATGCCTGTTGCGAGCGTATATCTGCTTAAAAAGGGGGAACACATCCTTGAGGAAGGCGGTTTCGAGGAGATGCCGTATGTGGCTGTTCGCTGGTCGAAGGTGCCGGGGGAGATTTTCGGTCGAGGGCCGGGAGTATCTGCTCTCCCTGACATCAAGATGCTGCAAGAGATGGCAAAGACTGTCCTAAAGGCAGCACAAAAGATTGTAGACCCGCCACTGCTTGTCCCAGATGATGGAGCGCTTAACCCAGTGAGAACGGTCCCAGGCGGGCTGAACTTCCGCCGCGCAGGGTCTGACCCTATCGTCCCACTGCAAACGGGTGGTAATATTCCGATTGGCTTCGAGATGCTCGAGGACGTCCGTAACCGTATTCGGTCGGCATTCTACATTGATCAATTGCAGCTTCAGCAAGGGCCACAGATGACGGCCACTGAAGTTCTGCAACGTACTGAAGAGAAGCTTCGCCTGATGGGGCCTGTGCTTGGACGCATGCAGTCTGAGCTTCTTGGCCCATTGGTTGAGAGAGTGTTTAACCTTATGTTGCGCGCCGGCAAGTTGCCGCCCGCACCAGAGATTCTAAACGGCGCTGAGTATAGCGTTGAGTACGTTTCTCCGCTCGCAAGGGCGCAGAAACAAATGGATGCGAACGGTCTGCTACGAGTGTTTGAGATTGGCAGCCCTATCATCCAGATGCAACCTGAGTCCGCGATGGTGGTTAACGGAGAGGATACGATCCGATGGCTTGGAGATTTGTTCGGGGTTCCGACCAGTCTCTTTAAGTCAGAGGAGGAAGTCGCGACTATGAAGCAGCAGCAGCAAGAGGCTATGCAGCTTCAACAGGGTTTAGCAGCAGCCGATCAAGGCGCTGATGTCCTCCAGAAACTTCAAGCAGGTGGATGACCCAAAGAGCCAAGCAACGGGCTAGGGACTACAAAATAGCGTTTGGGACAGAAGAGGGGCAGCGGGTCTTAAGTGATCTCGTTGCCAGCTCCTTTACGTTGTCCTCGACACTAAGCCCTGACCCATACGAGACGGCTTTCAATGAGGGCATGAGGAACGCAACGCTGCGAATCCTTGCCATGCTCCATTACAAGCCAGAAGATTTCATGCAATTACCAGAGAAGGTAGAAACCGATGAGTGAAGAAGTACAGGAAGAACAAGAAGCCCCGCAAGCGAACCTTGCCCCGGCGGCTGAACCCACGCAATCTGATTGGCGTGAGATGCTGCCAGAGGATATCCGTGGAAACGAAAACCTCTCCAAATTCGAGAGCCTTGAGGGCCTAGCCAAGAGCTACATCAACGCCCAGCAAATGATTGGCCGGGATAAAATCCCAATGCCCAAGAGCGATGAAGAGTGGCAGGATGTGTACAACCGTCTTGGTCGCCCGGATTCTGCTGAGGGCTACGAGTTTGAAACCGTTGAAGTTCCAGAAGGCTTCCCTATGGACGAGGAGGCTTTAGGCCAATTCAAGTCGGTTGCTCACGAGAATGGGTTAACGGCCAAACAAGCCAATGCTCTCCAGAAGTGGTATTTTGAGCAGAATGCCGGCAACTTTGAAACCATGGTTCGGGCAGCAGAGGACGAGATGACCACCGCCCAGGCTAACCTCCGCACAGAGTGGGGTAACGCCTACGACCAGAAGCTGGCTACTGCTATGCGAGCTGTACGAGAGTTTGGCGGTGACGAGCTTGTAGCCAACCTAGAGGAATCCGGCCTGGGGAATAACACCGCCTTGGTCAAGACCTTCGCTGAGATTGGCGCAAAGATCTCTGGCGATGTATCGATTGAAGGAAATGCCTCTGAGGGTAATCGCACCCCGATGCAACTGAAGGCGGAGATTGCCAAGATCCAATCCGATCCATCGTTCTATGACTCAGAAAACCTAGAGCGACCATCCATGGTTAAGAAAATGCAAAACCTGATGGAAGAACTGCATGGAAAGGACGTGATCGGTGAATACACAATTGGACGCCTCTGAGATTAGGCTTCGCGTTTTAGAGGCTTATTCGAGACACGCAAGAACAAGTGAGTGGCAGGATGTTGACATTATTGCCGAAAAGGTTAAAATGTTAGCAGATTTCATTATGGACGCTCGGACAATCAGGACGCCAGAGAGGCGGACGACCCGAGTACCAGAGAAGAAGTCAAATAAAGCCTAAGATAACGGCTATTGT